TTAATACTAGATTCAACAAACACGTTCTCATATTCTAAATCATAATATAAACCATTACAAACTACAGCACCTTGGTCATTACTTTCTACCACGACGTAAGCTTCATTATATATATTCGCATACTTATATATAATATCTGGTAATAGCATCGGTGATATATTATTATCTCTAAATACTGCTACCTGTTCGAAAGGTTTGGTGCTTACGTCAATTATAGTAAATGTACTATAATCTTGATTCCTTCCTTTCGAAACATCCACTGTCATAATATACTCATGTTCTTCAACAGGATTTTTATATATTAGACATTTTTCATTTACAAACTCTGGGTCTCTACTTTGTTGTGCTAATAACGACTCAGCACTAATTAAAGTATTACCTCTTCCATGGAATGTATTACCAAACTCTTGTTCAAACTGTAGTTTACTTGTGTTCGCTACTGTTTGGTCTTTCCACTTTTCATCTCTTCCTGGTACATCCCACCAATCAACTCTAAAAGGTTTAAAGTCATTTGTTTTCTGAACTGCACCTTCCCATAACTTATGATATACATTACCTATACCATTGGCTGTAGAACAAATTATAATTTGTGTTTCTTTACCAGCCGTCACAACCGGATAAGTAGAAGTATAGAATTGTGCATCGTTATCTACAAATGCAAACTCATCAAGGAAAAGAAGATTTACTGACAAACCCCTAATGGAACTTGCAGAAGTAGCATTTGCTACAATCTTTGAGTTATTACTAAACTCTATACTTCCCTTATTTAAAGCCTTACATCCCGGTTGTAAGAAGTAAGGCAAATTTTCTAAAGCCAAAGTAATCCTGGCTAACATCTCTCTTGCGATTGCTCCTTTGTTAGCTAATATCGCAATAGTTTTCTCAGGATGAAAACAAGCATACCATAGTAAATATACTACTGATGATATTGATTTACCACTTTGTCTACAAGCTAAAACGATACTAAATCTATTATCGTTAAAGTGATTAAACATATTCTCTTGATATTGATATAAATCAAAAGGAACTAATCCTTCATCAAGAGAAATAATCTTTACATAATTACGTGCAAAGTATGATGGGTCCTCTAAACATTTCTTATATTCAATTACTTCTTCTTTCGTAAAAGAAGTTTCAACACCATCTCTTTTAACGAGGTGATTACCTAGGTATCCAAACTCGTTATTCTTGACTCTTTGCATCGATTACATTATCCGTATCTAATAACATCCTTTGTAAGTCTGTAGTACTACCAACAAAAACATTATTGTTTGTCACTTCTCGATTAACTTTATCTTCTTTCTTATTTTGTAAATCGTCTTTATCTTTTTGAAGCTTCATTAACTTCTCAGTAGTATCACCCAAATCTTTTATTGTTTTTGATAATACTTCAAAGGCTCTCGGGTGCTCGCTCTCACGCGCGAGTTCAGCTAAAACATCTAATGAACTCGTACCTGTCCTTATTAAATCTTTATACGTAGCTCTTGAAAATTCATAATCGTCTTTTATATCCTTATCTATGATAGGACGATTTGGAACCTTACTTGGAAGATTCTTATCCAATGCTTTCATCATCTTTTCCTTTTTCATTATGTGACTATATCTAATCTACCACCCATACCACTATGACTTGAACAATAATAGTATAATACACTAGGTGTACTATCATCAATCTCTATTGTGCTTACACCACTAGTTTTATTTACATTTGTTAAATACTCAACACCACTTGCATGTGTACCATCATTAGTAGTTGAAAATCTCAATGGGTGAGCTGTAGGATGATTGAATGTATATGTTCCACCTCTTTGTAAAGTAAATCCAGCTTGTTGTATACTACCATAATAGTATGCGTTACCGGTACCAATTGTTTTAGCAGCTACAGTTAACGTATATGTTGAAGTACCTGTTTGTTGGTTATAACCACCACCATCAATTGTAGTAGTGACAGTATAATTATCATCAGCATCAGCTTCTGTTTGTGTGACTCTGAAATCCATTTCTTCTAATATATTATTACCAGCTCTATCACTATTAAGGTCAATATTAATTTCTCTTATAATACCTGTATTTGAAGCTGGTCCATAGAATTTCATTTTCATTGTAAAATCTAGTTGATAAGTGAGTACTCTTCTTGCAGTATAATCACCTTCATACTCATCTGTTATTTGTACATTTGTTAATACCAGTGGTACATCTTGTTTTAGTGTAGTAAATGTATCAATTGGTCTAATTGTGACTGTATACTCTGGTTGAAAGTATGGAAGTATTTGTTCCATTATTTGTAAACCATCATCTTGGTTTTTAGCCAATATATAAAGTGACATACCAATATCGTATGTTGTATAATGTTTAATTAATTTTTTAGTTGTATTATCTGAAGTATTTGTTTCTTGTATAGCTGCCCTTTTAACCAATCTTTGATTAGGGTCTAATGCTAAAGAAGTAATTTCAAAAGCCATCCTTGGTAATTTAATTGCCATTGATGCATCTCTACCAGTATCTCTATCTAAAGCTGCTAAAAACTTTTGCTTAGGTCCATAAGCTAATGGAACTTTCATAGTATTAATAATATTCCCAGCTGAGTTTCTTCTTACAATTTTTAAGTTATTAAATAGTGTACCAAATACGGCCACCGATTTTCTCATTGTTGCATGATAGAATGGATCGCCAAACATTAGTAAGTCTCCGATGGGTCACCAAATGGATTAACCTCAGAAAAATCTAAGAATCCATCAGCTACAGTTTCAAAATCTATGTTTTGAGCTAGTGCATCATCAGCCCAAGCTGTTCCTGTAGCATCAGTTTGGTCGTTAAATATTGTTGTAATAGCACCACCCAAACCAGATGATAATCCAGTTATAGCGTTCCCACTTGCTGAACTAAATTCTCTATAATCAGTAGTTCCACTGACTTGTATTTGGTCTAAAAATAATCTCATACTTGATTGTGATGATTTAACTCTTTGTACGATTTCACCAGATATTTTAATAAGTGGATCAGTTGATAATGTTTGTTCTGCTCTCTCACCAACAACTAAGTAAGAATTATTTGTAGCTAATGTAATATCCATCGCTACCTCATAGTTCTCATTTGCTTGGTCATCAATTACACCAATTTCAGTATCAAAATCTTCGCCTGAGTATTCAAACATCTCAGTTGTTAATTTATAAACTGGTAAATCAGATAGTTGATAGAATGGTTTATCATCTTCAACGAATTTAATTTCAAAGAAAGTATTTGTCATAGGAAGGAATAATAAATCGCCTTCCCTTGGTTTTGGATTTATATTTCCTGAGTATGATGGGTCTGCACCAGCAACTCTTCTTTCCCAAACTTTTCGAGAGATTACGAATTCAGCTTCGTCTCTCATTTCTAATCCAAACTTAGAGTATAAATCTATTGTATTATTAAACCCATCTACATTTTCTAAATATGCTTCAATTAAATATGCATCATCAAACTTAGATGCTGGGTCTTCATCTAATATTACATCTCTATTGATAAGTGTACGTGGTATATAATAGACATCTTGCCCATATATCTTCAAAGACTCAACGATTAAGTCTTCGTACAATTGTTGCTCAGACCTTACAGCCTGGCTAAAATAAACATTCCTAGGCATATTTTATCCTGAGAAAAAGTCAACTGGTCTTTCCCAATTCAATCTTGCTTCTTCTTCTAATAAGGTTATTTCTTCTTTGGCATCATCAAATAATTGACGGCCATTAAATGCAACACCACCTGGCATTTGCATTCCTTCAAATTTTAATAGGTTTTGGCCCCATTGCCTTTTGATTAAAGCAGTAGCATATTTCTTTAAATAATAATCATTGTATATGTCAGTATATGATGCTGGGTCTATTACTCTAATACACTCAACAACTAAATATTCATTAGGTAAAACTTCTTCATCCCAATCCATAAATATTTCTAACGTATTTCTATGACGATTAAAATCTATATGTTTTTGGTCAGAATCAATTACTTTATCTAATAAATCTAGATATTCCATACTCATAACATATTCAGCTAAACTACCCATAAAGCCTAGGTTATACATATCGTGCAAATGTATTTGATATCTTACATCGAACATATCACTTGAGGATACATCATCACGTATTGGCATAACTCTTACTACATCAGTAATTAAACCATTGATTGGTATATAACGATTCTCTATATCACCTTTAGATATTCCGTTTGAAGCGATTGTTCCTGTAGCTCCGGATGTTCCACCAGTAATTACATCACCAACCGCAAAGGGTGTATTAGAATCTACTAATGCATTATATCTTAACTTAGTAGTACTTGTGACTGAATCAATAATAGCTTTTGCTCCTGAAGTTCCACCTGTAATAGTTTCACCTTTTACAAATGTACCATTTGAAGCAGCTGCTGTGGTTAATTCTGAGTTTGTGACCTTATGTTTTAAATAGAATTTTTCTGTAGCATCATCATGATATGTTTGCCAAAATTGTATAGCCTCATCTACACGATCGTCTAACTGATCGTCATCAATATTGATTTCTATAACTGGAAATCCCAGCTGTCTTAAACAATAATCTTTGAATGTATCTTTACTATTTGGCGCTGCCATAATCTTCCTTTCCTATAATTCTATTTATAATAGTTTATTTCCCGTTTATCCCTTAGGATATTTATCTTTTACTGCCTTACATGCTGCATAATATGATGTTAATTTACTATCATCGCCTTTACTGCTCCAATACATCGCATCAGCAAAATCTTCTATTGGAGGATACTCTACTTTTCTTTTAATACCTACGTCTATTTGTTTCGAATCCCA